CCAACCCGCCCCGGCCGGTCATAATAACCGGGAGAAATGTACTACACTATAGCCAGACAAGAAATACGGAGGAAAACAACATGACAAGAACTTGTATTAAAGAGGCAATGGACGCTATAACAACCGCATACAAAAACAATAAACATATTAGATACTTTGGCGTACGCGGTGATGATACAGGCATCACCGTTGGGCAGGAATTAGATCCGTCATATGACTGGGATTATGAAAACGACCGCCAAAGTGACAGGAAGCTAAGCGGAACATGTGCGGTAAAAATGGGTTATTTGTGGTATGACGGCGGAGAAGAAGACCTAGAAGAAATAGGGAAGGCGATTGCTTACCATGTCAAAAACTATCAATACAAAAACATATCAGTAATAGGCGGCTCGGGCCAGGAATACGGCGCAGACGAAAACGAAACAATCATTACCAATGCGGAAGTTATATATATATTTCCAGTTAAAGCAAAATAAGGCAACCTTGCCCTATAAGAGAGGGACCGCCAGCCTACAGGCAACCGAAGCAATCATGGAAATTCTACGCAGCCTAAACTAACACCCACCACCAGACCGCCCAAGCCCGGGACGGAAACCCCGCCCCGGGAGAAAGGAATTGAAAATGGCTAAGAAAATTATAGTGGAGTTTGAAGTCGATCAGGGTTTGGAGTACGAAGACTTATGTAATGTTTTGCACGATGCAATTCGCAAGGCGCGGTTTGAAGTTGACGAGAAGTTAGGAAGGATCGGGACTGGCAAGCCGTCATCGCTCGGACTGACTACCATCCGCTTTAATGACTTTGAAGGTGTAAATCGTGTTTGGCACAATGGGTCTTTCAGAATGCACAACAGTCACAGACGTAATTAACAATACTCGAAAGTGATCAACCTGGTTGGTCACTCGCACAGAAATTGGCTGTGCCTGATGAGAGAAAATCAATACATAGAGAGAGGATAAGAAAATGAAGAAGGTAATTGTAGAGTTTGAAGTCGATCACGGAGGTAAAAGTAGATGAAACTAAAGAAACTAAACAAAAATTCTGGCGGTAAGCCAATGTACGACGAGAACATGATCAAGGTGACGTTCTTTGCAAGAGTAGAACAGATTGCCTGGTTGCGAGACCAGCCACAGGGGATCAGTCGCACCTTGCGTGATCTGATCGACAAAGGGATGGGTATAGAAACTCCAAACAGGGGTTGATTACAATACTCTCTTACAATACTCTCGACTATAACCGATACTTTGCCAGATTTCAGGTGTTTTGTCGGTTGTAGTCGATATCGTGTATTAATTATGGCGTTTTTTGACCATAACAAAAAGCACCCACATTAGCAGGTGCTTTTGACCCTTTCGGGATTTAGCCTGGTATCCTTGCGGACAGAGCAGTGACGGTACAACAAGGTAGGATTACAATACTCTCTTACAATACTCTCTTACAATACTCTCGACTATAACCGATACTTTGAGGTTATAACCGCAATTCGGCGTTTTTGAGGTTATAACCGCAATTACACCGCCTTATCCGGATTATACCGATCCTTCACATACCACCCGCTTCCTTTGTAATGCACATATGCGACTTGGTAAACCTTCTGCAAGGTCGGCTGTTTGCATTCAGGGCAAACTGTGAGTGGGTCATCGGTGTAATGCTGGAATATCTCGGTCTGCTTCAGGCAATTGTCGCAGTGGTAGACGTAAACGGGCACTTTATTTTACCTTCCTGTAAGCGGTAGCTGGTTTGCCATTTTGCGCCCTAACTTTGCGAGCGGTCAATTCCCCAGCGGCAAGTTTGGCTTTCAATGTGGCAGCTGCCTTAGCCCATGAGCAACCTGTGTAATCGGCGACGAGTTGCGCGGTCACTTCGTCCGGCTCGATGTCAGGCAAGCCTAACTCTTTAGCAAGTTCTTCAAGTAGTTCGTATTCTGTCATACGATGATAATCTTTCTCTGATCCGGTTGCCCGCGATAGCGTGAGCGTGAATCGTCCACAATGCCATCAACCACAATATAACCGCCGATGTCGCTTCTAACGGTGGCAGCAGATACCCTGTGCGCAAATGAAGTCTTGAGTTGCCACGCCGGCAATGAGATAGCCCTTGTATCTCTGAATTTTGATCCAGAGTCATCCGAGCGGTGATTATGCCCGGTCCAAATGTAGTTAGGCAATGGCAGGCCGGATTGTGCGAAGTCGAGCATGACTTCAGCCGCAAGCCCAGCTGACGAAGAAGTCCAGGGTCTGCCGCCGGCGCGCCCGTGATGGAAGAAGGTATGCAGCACGCCGTCCACGTTGAGCGTCAGGTTTTGCCCGAACTCAATCGCGCCCAAGTCGCGGTAAATCTGCGCTTCGGTCGAGTTGTCCATGCCGGCGTGACTTGGACTCGTACCCAAAACGCCGTAGAAGCCGTCCGCCTTTGCCAGAATAGGCAGCATCAATTCTTCAAACGCCTCCACCTGGTCTTGCACCTCGTTCATGACTTGCAGACTTCCGTGATGCACGCCGTCCACGAGATCACCGCAATGCACGACTATCAGCCGCTTCTTCTTGGCAAGTTTGAACACGTACTCCCAATAATCCGTCCAGCACTCGTAAAGCCACTTCTGCAACTTGTTCGCTTTGGTCGCCTGCACCTCAAAATCATTTCTGCTGTGAACGTTGAACTCAAGCGGCGCAAGTGCGGTGCTTGAGCCAACGTGCGTGTCGGATATTATCGCTAACACCGATCCTTTATCTGCCATGTTCACTCCTAATGTTTTTCAATAGGTCTGACAAATACTCAGGTTGCAACTGCTCGCCAATAAAGCGTTTCTTCCACTCGCTGATCTGTGATTCGTTTACCGCCTTGTCGATCAATTCCATTATATCACCATCATCAAAATCAATAGGATAGGCTTGCAAATGGTTGTACTCCCACCACCGCTTAGGAGAACACCCGTTGCCGTTTACCCTCTGAATTACGTGCTGATTCATTCCGATGGACGGCTTGCCCCTTGCCACTGCAAGCGAAAGAAACATGCCCTCTGCAATGACAAGATCGGCTGCGTCAATATCCGCATAACTTCCGTCTGGTTCGGCATATTTTATGGTGACATCCGGCGACTCCCACAATCCATTGTTTTCGAGCTTGCCGATGACACGGACGGTTGCCTGAACGCCTCTCATCCCCAGCAACTGCTTATACACCCTGGCGTTCACGTCTTTAGCTTCTTGTCGCAGCTTGCCGTTGACACTTGGGTGGATTGGTGCAAATAGTATTTGCTTGATCGCCTTTGGTTTTTGAAATGGCAAGATTGGGCAATAACTCCAACCAATTGTTTCAACCCTGATGTTCGGCGTGATGATCTTCTGGAATTCCTTCTGTCCTTCCCCGATAGCCAGTATTGCGTCGAACCCGATTGGCGGGTCTAATAGCCCGTCGTACTGCCAGCCAGCAATTGCAGTATGCGGATAGACTACAAGTGCCGCACCACCTCTTCTAAACCTACGTTCTATAGGTTTGTTCCTCGCAGTATCAAACAAAGCGACATCTGGTGCTTGACTGTACTGCCATCCTTGATTGATTAGAGCGTCCTCAATCGGCTTGCCTTTGTGTTGATGATGGTGAATCCAGTATTTCATATCTGCTACCTTGATTAGTCTATTGCCCGCACAACGTCAGCTAACACGCGGAACGAGCCGCCATACGGCTCAGCCACAATCCCATTGTCCGCAATGCTCTGAATGCCATATTGCCAAGCTCCAACGGGCAATTGAGCCGTTATTGACGCATCTACCGTTATGGTCAGGATCGCGCCGTCGTACACCAAGCTTGCCTTGCTGGTGTTGTCGCCGTCCTGTGCAATGCCATTCAACACTGTTAGCCCGCCTGTGCTATCCACGAACAGAATTGCCGCGCTGTCAGGGTGTGCCGCGTTGTATTTGATTGCAAACTGTTGTGTGCTTTCCAACGCCACCCCTGTTAGTTGGATAACCCATGAGTTTCCTCGAATCTGCGTTATGTCCGCGCCGAGTATGGTTGCGATGATCTCTGCAGGTGACTGTGTGAGCGTGCGAACCGACGAACTCCAAATTTCCTCTGTTAAGCCTTCCCCAATAGCTGATGCCATGTTCTCGATTGCTTCTGGTGAAAGCACTACGTCCGCGTTTGCATCAACCTTGTTTGGTACTGTGAAAGTCAGTTGATCGGTAATATCCTTGATGCCGTCCACCTTGTCCTCGACCTCTTGCAGGTGGGTTGTTTTTGCCAATGGGGTTAGGTCAATGTTAGTTCCTGCGGTCAATACTCTTGTCGCATACTCCCAAACTTCTTGAGCGGTTGCGCCGCCCGATCCTTGACTTGTTAGTGTGCGGGTTACGTACTCCCACACCTGTTGCGCTGTGAGCGGAGTCGCAGGGATATTATCTGTTTTGGCTTTGATTTCGCCGATGGTCGCATTGTCAGGCGCAACATAATTTGCTGCCAGTAATGGCGTTGTCGGAATCGCGTTCACGCTTGCCTGTGTTGCCAACGCGCTTACGTCCGCCTTGTACTGGTCGGGATTGTCAAGGTCAGATTGAATGGCAGCAAGCGCCGATGTATATTCCCCACTTGCCGCAGGAGTTGTGGGCAAGTTATCGGTCTTGGCTTTGATTGCACCAATGTTGGTGGTATATTCTCCCGATGAAGCAGGTGTTGCAGGTAAATTGTCGGTCTTGGCTTTGATTGCTTGTACGCTTGTCTCCAGAGCAATTCCATCTGGAATAACTGTTTCATCAGGCATTGCTGCGATGATGTTATCTTCAACATCCGAGAGTTCAGCGCTTGTAGCAAGTCCGCTTACGTCTGCTTTATATTGAGAAGGATTGTCCAAATCATTCTGAATAGCGGTTAGCGCACTTGTGTATTCACCTGTTTGAGCGGGTGCGGCGGGTATCTTATCCGTTTGCCCTTTGATTGCCAGTGAGGTCGCTTGCAGTGCCAAGTTGCTTACATCAGCTTTGTATTGATTAGGATTGTCGAGGTCGTTTTGAATAGCTGTCAATGCGCTTGTGTACTCTCCGCTCGATGCAGGAGATAGCGGCAAGTTATCCGTTTTCGCTTTTATCGCCCCGATGTTGGCTGTGTACTCACCAGCCGATGCAGGAGTAGCAGGTATCTTATCGGTTTGTACCTTGATTGCGTCTACAATTCCATCTACAACTCCCAGCGGAGTTAGCACATCATCCTTAGCCTTATCGTAAGCGGCGGTCAATGTCATTGCAGAGCCAACAGCAGCAGGAGAAGCAGGTAAATTATCTGTCTTAGCCTTGATTGCGTCAACCACTGTGTCAACAGTAGCAAGATCGGTAGCCGTAGCCAGAGCGGACAGGTCGATGTTCGTTCCTGCTGTGAGCACACGATTTGTGTACTCCCAGATTTGCTGAGGAGTAGCGCCAGAGCCAGCCGAGATTGCAGCGATGTCACTAACAATCTTGACGAGCGTTTGATTTGTCCAACCAGCGCCCTTGATAGCAGTGAGCGTGGTAACAATGCCTTCAATGATTGCATATAAATCGCCACCTGGAATTATTTCGTTGTCGAAACCAGTTAATTGAGACTCTATGGTACGCAAGTTGTCACCCGTACTCCAGCCCGCGCCCTTGATAGCAGTGAGCGTGGCTTCGAGAGCCAGCCCAGACTGGATTTTCGTAACAGCATCCGCATTCAATCCAGCCGCTTTGAGTACCACCCCGTCCGTGCCAGTGTCGGCGAGAATGGCGTCCACATTCGCATCTAACGCACCGAAACTTGACGCAGTGGTGTGGTCTGCAGTAGCCTCATCCCAGACAGCATCTGCAACCGCAGCAGCAGTGATTGCCGCCGTGTTCAGGTCGAAGTCAGTCAGTTGGATTTCCAGCACAACCGGACTCATATCGGTTGCGCCTTTCAGCATCACCACCACGCTCGGAACGCCAGTCGCGCATACCGCGTCCGGAAGGTCGAGCCGGTACACGCCCGGCATGTTGGTCGCGTCAATCTCAACGAAGCCGCCGTCCGAGTGATCGCCTGTGACGGTTTGAGTGGCAAGTGTGATAGCGGTTGCGCTTCCTTTTGGTCTGACGTAATAGCCGACCAACGAGCCGGTGTTGTACGCCAAGCCAGCCAAGCCCTCGCCAGTTGTCTTTGACGAGTCCTGAATGAAGACGTAGGTGGTTACGTCCGTTGATGCTTTCTTGATTGCAAGTTTAGCCATGCATGCCTCCAGTAAGGTTGCTCATTTGAGCGTTCATGTTTGTTCTGCGGAGTGCGCCAGAATTTGCCCGTCGCCGTTGTCAAAGTGGATGCCATGTTTGGCACGCTTGACCACCCGCTTGCCGATAATGTCCTCTTGTAACTTTGCCCAGTTTGCCACTATGCCCTCCGATAACTCCCGTAACGAATAACCGATTTCGGATACATCTCGCTCAACTTGCCTATCGTGCCAGTCCAGGGATCCGCAATAAGTACGTCATTCCCCATCACGCCAATCCCCAGCACCCAGTGCATCTCAATCAAAGGCGTGGAGTCGTCAAAGTCCACGTACATGATGGGCAACGTGCCCGCCAGAATTGCCGCCCGAATTTGCGCCGTTGTGGGGTTGTAGACGAACCCGTTAAATTTCATGTCGGGATAGAGCCGCTCAATCGCCGCCCATAGAAACAGGTTGCCGTCAAGATAGCCGTCGTTTGCAGTCAGCCAATTATTCAAAGCAAGCGGATTAGAAGCGTGCCCGAAATAGTTGCAGACCATAGACGCGCAAGTCATCAAACAGCCGTTTGCGCCGATTGTCGATTTTGTGCCGAGCGGGTGAGCCGCCCAACGAATGTCACGCTGGTTGTAGATGCCGCCAAAGTACGCGTAGTCCAGCACGGCGGGCGGCTGATAATCGAGCCGTTCCAAGTATCGGCTCATGACAAAGCCGTTCGATATTCCGTACCACTCGCCCGTTATGGAAGTTACCCCGACAACGGTGTTCGGGTACAGGTCGCCCAAGTCCTCACTATTGATTGACGGCTCTTTGCGGATGTTGACGTAAGGCGTTGCCCACGAGTAGACGCGCGCATCAAACAGCTTCTCGACCGGCGGCTCTGGTTCGGGTTCGTCCTCAGTATGCCCAAAGTAAGCCAGCAATTGTTCCTGCGTGCCATTGAATCTGTTTTGGTCAACATAATAGCTGCCTACGCCGACCTCACTCCCCTTGCCACGCTCACAAGTCTGGTGAAACAACCATTTGCTTACACCAACTGGCAGTAACGGTGGCGGTGGCATCTCCGGCGTATAAAGCGGGTAAGGCAGTGCTGTCCGATAATACGCTAACCACCAGTCGGCATTGATCAGCCGTGGGTCGGTCAATAGCATATTGTCCTGTAGCCAGTACTTGCGAGAGTAAAGAATCGGATAACGCCCCGTGACTTCTTTTATCCGCTCCATCATCACGAGCACACGTCTTGAAACTTCTGCTCGTGACAATCCGTGTCCGCTCTTTTCAAGGTCGAGCACCAGCCGATCATATCGCCAGTCAACCCCACCCTGTGTTACAATGTCGCACAAGTGGTTAGCCTGCCTGACCGGGTCGTCTGATAGCCACACGTAGGAGTATGCACCCCTGTTGTGCCCAATAAGTCCTTGCCAGTTTGCGTAGAACTTTGGGTCGGTGTAGCCCCAACTCTCGGTAGCCTTCACGAACACAAAAGTTGCGTTCGCTCGCATCTTAGCGAAGTCATTTACGCCTTGATGTTTGCTTATGTCAATTCCAAAGGGTAAAGGGCTCATAATAGCCTCCATTTGCGGTTACTCTGTCTCATAAAATCCTTCACATCGTATTCGCTTTGTTCCTGATGCTGTCCACACACCAACATTCATGTCTGTTGAAAAAGTAATCTCGTCTGTTACAGCGTCAATGTACCATTTGGTTGCTACGCTCAGAACAGAGCCATTATTCATTGCCATGCCATTTGTGCCACCCCAATAAGTTCCCGACTTAGCTGCTACAGGGAGTGACAGAGCCGCATTAGTACCGTTTGATGTTCCTGCTGTTATATCAATGGCAAAAAAACACATTTTTCCCACTTGAAAATATCTGTAAGTGCCAGTCGGTAACGCAGTCCAGCCTGATTGAGTTGGTGTCCAGCTTGTCCATGAAGGTGTCTGCAAAAATGCGCTGCTATCGAGCCCATCCAGTTTGTCAGAATCCGCCGCTTTGCCAGTTTTAAGCAGATAAGCTCCGTCAGCATAGCCTTTTCTAACAGCCTGATTTGCGGCAGTAGGGTTCGAGGCAGGTAAGACCGGAATCGAGGTAAATGTTTTCACCCCATCAACTGACTGATTTCCGGTAGTTTGAACAAACTCGGAGGAGTCAATTCCGTCCAACTTGTCAGAATCCGCCGCTTTGCCAGTTGTAAGCAGATACTGAGGGTGGTCGTTATCTTCCAGTCCTGTCAACGCTCCGTGGTCGGTAACACCGCCGCCCCCCTCACCTATTTTCGCGTACACTTCATCGTGGTTATGTGAAGGTGGAATTGAGTAGAGCTTTGTCATTATTGTCCTTTCCTAAAACACCATAGCATCGCCAGTGAGACCATAGCGGTTATACACAATGCGGATAACGGTGTTGTTGTACGTAAGGTTGGCATAGTTGTCGTATTGTGGTTTGGAACTTGTAGTGTAAATGCCAAATTTCCAACCATCATTGTAAATACTGAACAAAGTTGGAGAATCAATCGCTAATTCATAGGCTCTGGACTCGGACATGTTTATCAGAGCAGAAGCGGCACGGTCGGTACCGTTTCCAGTTCCTCCCGCAACGCTCCAGGCATTAGTGCCATTGTAGGTTTGCCAATTCAATGATGCTGTAATATTTTTTAGCACTCTGTAGAATGACGTGGTTAAACCATTCACCCCCGTACCCGATGAGATTATGTATTTTGCGCTAACAAGGTTGTTTGGGGTAACTCTTCTGCTCACAAATTCTGAAAAATCAAAAGTAAAGAAATAGTGGTAATAGTAAGCGTATGCGGGATCACTCACATTTCTCCACCCAATGCGGGGAGTGCTGCTACTGCCGTTTGGATAAGTAGGATTGGGAGACATATTTGATCTTGCTACTGTCAAAGCTGACGGTTTTACGTCAAAGGTTTCTATCACTGTGGTACTCCTTGTAAGACCAACGTAATACTGAGACCTTTTGCGCCAGTTCCTGCCGCGGTCACATTCACTCCCAGAAAGCCGTTGGTAACAGCAGTTTTGTAAGACGCTGTAATAGTCCCACTTGCAGCCATTCCAGTTGCTGAAGCCGCAAGGCTCAAGGTTGCCATAGTACCGCCCTGATTAGATAGTACAACGGTTGTCGTTGTACTGCCTGCGATGGCAAGGTTTATTCTCGCGTCCACAACAACGAAGTTATTGAGCGACACCGCCCAGGGGAAGAAGTTGCCCAAGTTAATGGCTTCAACTGCGTCAAGCGGACTGGTTACCCTAATTACAAGTGTTCGTTTGATTGAACCAAGTTTTGCCTCAGTAACCGCATTGTCCGCAATTCCTGCAGCCAACACTTGTCCAAATCCTACGGTTGTACCAGCCCGTCTCAAAACCTGACCATCAGCACCTGCTACAATGTCCGCTGGGTTTGCCACCGCATTTGTACCGTTACCAATCACTGAGAGAGCAGCACTATCTCGTAATTTTGTAGCATCTACGGAGTTATCCGCAAGTTTCCCAGTGGTTACATTCAGGTCTTTGATTTTCGCACTTTCAACGGCATCATTGGCGAGTTTTGCAACCGTAACAATTGAATCAGCGAGTTGTGCGGTCGCAAACACTTTCAGGTTGCCTGCCTGTAATTTCTTTGTTTTGTTTGCAGAAACCGCTTCTGAAATATCAACAGCGGTGATCAAGTCACCTGCAGCCAAGTCCATGAGCTCTGTTAGCTCTGATACTTTTACTACAATAGGGTCAGCCATAATTATTTCTCCTCAGTATTACTCAGGGATGTACTCCATCCCCCGAAATGTCGCAGTGGTAAGAAATCCACCAGCTAAATCGATCTCAAATCGTTCACCAACACCAAGCAGTTGTTTACTCCGGAATGAATCAATTTTGTACAACCCTCCGAGGGTCAAAATCATGGGGAACACTCGCACACGTGTTTGATGGCGTAAGTTGTAATATTCAACGATTTTTGCCAACACATCTGTTGCGTTTTCAGAATTCACCAGCATCGCGTTTTCGATAGTGATTGCATTGGAAGTGTCGGATATTTCGTGATGTCTGTGAGGTCTGTCTGCAGACAGCCACGGATAACCCCACAAGGTTATTTGACCCGCTACGGTGACATTTACTGAGACATAATTACTGCCAAACAGAAACGTTTCAGACTCAGATGCGACACGAGCGGTTGCCCAGGTGCTGCCTGAATCCTCAGTAACAATTACCCTACCGTCCTCAGTAGTGACATAAATGGGGACCGCGCCAGCTCCCTCGCCCCACACTTTCCAATATGGTTTGGGATATGAAATAATATAATTTCCTGGCTCAAGCCAAGCGGAGTAAATTTCCTCGACTGTTTGTGCGGCTTCACCGAGATTGTAGTAATCGTGACTGATCAGTTCGATGTCTGTGATTTTTGGTAAGAGCGTGACCGTTTGGTCGTCTGTTTTTTCAGCGTTCAAGATGTCAGGATAAGGGTTCATCGGATTCTGAATTGGCAAGTTGGCTAATTTGAATCCCAAATAGGCACCAACTTGTGTCACAGTCGCTCTTGCCGCAAAGCAGACCTGTTGTAAGGCATCCCTGACACTCGATGGGGGAATCCAACCCTTGATCGTCACATTATTAAGGTTGAGATCTATCGCTGGGATCGCGGTGGTTTCTTTCAGAATGTCGTTTAAAACAATGCTTAAATTTGTGGCTTCCTCCCAAAACGACCCGGGATAATCAGTATTCGCACAAACACCCAGCAAGTCCACCAGCTCAAAGTTCAGAATATTCTCGGACTCCATTTTCCAGGAGTCGAGGTAGAATTTCCACGATATTTCATAGTTATCCCATCGAATCACCACATCAACGGGTAGATGTTTGGATAGCGCGTTGAAAAACTCCCCGTCTGAGAATATCGAAAACCGCGGGTCTGTGGTAAAGACTTGCGCCGATGCCGTGCTAACTGGCACTACCGCGCTTATCGGGTTGATTTCCAGTAACAAGCTGCATTCCAACACATCAGAACCGGAAAACTCTATCGGCGTGTCGTCTAACACCATTCGGATAATGGGAGTAGTTTCTGCCATTAGGTTGTTGGTCTCTTACCCCTCGAAACAAAAGAAGTCGATAATCCCTTCCAATACGTTATCCCGTTTTTCTGTTTCAAAACTTCGTGCTTCGTGCCCGCAAAATAACCTTCAATCTCACGTTCTCCAAAAATCGTTGGGAATACCACCGTATGCCAGGGGGTGGGCTCAGTAAGTTTGAACCAAAGGTCAGAATAAGCTTGCGAGTTGCTGTACGAAGCTGCAAACTGGATTTCGTAATTATCATAAACGCCAATCAACTCACGATGCAGTATGCCGTCAACCGTCCGCTCTGCGTACTTATCGAGCATGTCAGCTTGTCCTGATAGCGAGACAATCGGAATGTCATAGTCAATGCCGTCGATCACAATCATCTTATTCCACTCCCTGAGATTAGACTTGTGCCTACTCGTCGGTCTATCTTCTTGACCGCTTCATACAACACTTGACCGTCAAGTTTGATTACGTTACGGATTAGTCCGTTATCCGCGCCAGTGTTGAGACCTCGACGCGCCAGAACATTGTCTACCGCTTGCTCGATGGTCTTCAAAGGGGCTTCGATGTTCGTGCCAGACCGTTGGTCGCCTAATACCGCCGCAAACGGTGCGTTGGGCGGGATGACCGCGCCAGTGGCAAGCATGGGTATTTGAGGGGCTGAAATCGTCGCAATGTTGAAGCCAAAAGAGTTCCCGCCAAGTCCAGGAATCCAATCGGGGATTTTGAAATTCAGCTTGTTCAACAATCCGATCACCGCATTGATACCATCCACAATCCCCCGGATCATTCCGTTGATAAAACCGATAATGCCGTTGATCACACCTTTGATAACATTGCTAATGTCTTCCCATACTGAGGTAAAACCTTCTTTGATGGGATCGAGTACTTTCTCAGTAAACCAGTCTTTTGCGCCTTGCCAGAGTTCCTTGATTCCATCCCAGGTGTCACTGGCCCAGCCCGATATGCTTTCCCAGACACCCTTGAACCACTGTCCAACCGGCTCCGTTACCTTCGTCCGAAACCACTCAGGCAAGCCAACAAAAAAACTCTTAATGTCCTCAGCGGCTTTTTTAATCCACGCAACAATCGCTTCCTTATTTTCGTAAATTAATAACCCTAATCCAACAATGGCCCCGATCAGTAAGGCAATTGGGCCAAGAAATATGAAGCCAATAATTGAGGCCAATACAATCAGGGAGTGTTTATATTTATCAACCCAAGCAATTGCTGTCTCCCAACTATTTGCCAACCAACCAAGCGCCGCAAGTAAGGCAACAACCGCGGCGATAACCAACAACGTCGGCGCATAAACAGCAGCCACAGCAATGGCTAACCCTGCGAAAATTACCAACAACAAATTGAACGCATCTGGATTTTCTTCAATCCAGTTTGCAAAACCTTCGATTGCTTTTGCAAGCAGATCAATGATGAAAATCACACCATCACGAACAAGTGCGATAAAAGGACCAAAATCCATCCCGCCAGGGAAAAACTTCTCAAACGCCCCAACCACGGCATCCTTGAGTTTGCCAAGAGACTCACCTAACCTGCCAAACGCCTCACCTAAAGGCGCAAAAAACTCCTTTACCCTGGTAACAAATCCTCGGAGTTTTTCTTCCATTTCGTCAAGCCACTCTTCCATTCCAGGGAATAAACCTTGCTCTTCTTCCTCGGGTAAGCCACCCCCGCCACCGCCACCGCTTCCTGTCGCTGGTTTCTGTAAGACATTCAGCTTATCGAATGCAGCAAGAGAACCTTTTGCGGCTTTATTTGCGTCCTCAAGATTGCCGGCCATCTCACCCGTCGCATCAGCCGCATCCTGAGCACCGCTTGCGGCATCCTTCATGCCAACGTCGGTGCCAAACAACAAATTCATCACACGCCCGATGATGTTGAACCAGTATGTGAACCACTTGACCACCGCAATGATCTTTGGCAGGATCGCATTCAAGAGCGGAATGAGCATGTTTCCGACAGACTCCTTCAACCCGACCATTGCAGCGGTAAGCTGAGCAACCTTACCAGCGTAGGTTTCGGTGTACTCGGCGGCAGCCCCAGCATAGACCGCACCCTCTTTCATAAAGCCCTCGAACTCAGCGATAAGTTTCTGTTCATGCGTCAAGGCAGAAATGGTTGTCCCCATTTCTTTGGCGTATGCTTGCCACATTTTGTACATGTTCTTTTCGATACCAGAAGAATCTGTCAGGATAGATCGCTCTGTCCGCAAGCCCATTGTGGTTTTCTCGATAGCATCACCGATAGCCAGTTGCCCTTTACGAAGGTATACCGAACTGTCCTTCATAATCAGCAACATCTTCTCAAGCTGGTCTGTGCTGTACCCACGGGCAAGCATGTTCTTGTAGGCTTGCTGGGCGTTCATCATTGGCACTAAGCCGTCTTCGGTATACTCTTTCAGAAACTCATTGATGCGACCGAGGTCTTTACCATAGGCGTTTGCCATGTATCTCAAGCCCTGCCAGCCAGCTTCCATTTGCATAGCGGTCTCTACGCTTTTCTTACCAAAGTTGACCATGCCAGCCACACTGAAAGCGACACCAAGTGCCGCTGCTAAGCCGCCCAGGCTGGACATCATCATCTTTATGCCAGTGTTGAAACCCTTGCCGTCAATTTTTGTATTTATGCGGATTGAGCCATCATACGCCATTAGCGTTTCCTGCCTTCCCAAAATCGCTTTTGATCTTCTTCTGGTAACATACTGATAAACGCAATCTCATCAGGATCAAGAGGTTCATAACTTTCTTCCTGTTCAAGTAGAAAATCATTGCCTAACCGCGCTACCAGTTTCTTTTCTTCGTCGTTGAGCTTGCCGTCGTGATACCGATTTCGCAGGTTGACCATCGAATTGAATGCCGTATCTGCGCCCAAGTCCATGAAAAGGGCGATGAACCGCCACCAGTGCATGTCTGCCGTCTGCAGATCAACGCCGTGTGTCTGTGAGAATGCTGAGTAAATCAGACGTGCGTCTTTGATGAATGAGTAGAGTCGTGGCTTTCCTTCTGTGTCGCGCTCTGCCTCGCCCCCAGCGTTCAAAAACTTTACTGCCTTCTCCATTGCCTTTTGGTAGAACTGAACGTCCCTGTCGTCTGGCAGATCAATGTAAAGTCGATTGAGCATCAGGTAGGCTTTCTCGTCCTGGTCGAAATCAGGATTCTCGAAGTCTGCCATTATCTGCAGCCCAACGCGAAAATCAGTATTGACGGCGTATACTTCACCGTCAATTTCAATCGCATCAGGAAATTGCTCAATCAGAAAGCTATTCACTTATTTCATTACCTTCTTGCCAGGGGCTTTCTTCAGTTCGTCTTTCAGCTTCTTTTCGCGGTATCTTGAAATGTGAGCCAGAACTGCCTGGATCACCTCGCCGTAAGCATCAGGATTGAAACTGTTTCCAAACAAGCGTTGGCAAGTTCCCTCGCCGAAGACGTTGTCCATCCCTTGAATTACGTGACTGGCAAACTCGGTCTGAATGTCGATCAAAGCCAACGCCATTAATGGTGCGCCGTTGTCGTCTTCTCCTTCAAGCGCACGTGCCTCTTTTTCCTTAACCTCAAACTCCTTCTGTTTTCCACTAAGCGAACTGTATAAGACCTTCAGCCTTCCATAGAAGTTCAGGTCTTCCGCATCAAACGTGATCCACCTGGACTCGTCATCGTTGATACACAGAGTCCGCTGGCTATCGGTTTTGATATTGATTGATTCCATCGACTATTCCTCTTCTACAAAGGCTAAGGTGTTCGGCTGAAAAGTGCCAAACACAGCGTCACCCATAACACCAGCGGTTACTGAGTGCTTGAGTGTTTTGAGTGCCTCATCGCCAATTGTTTCAACTGAAATTGAAACGTTGTATTTCTTGGCAGGGTACAAAAAGTTTGGTGTAGTGCCTGTAGGGTCTTGCCAAAGTTGCACGGACACGATGCTGGTCTCAACGTCTGTCAGGGTTAAGTCCTCCCACTCCAAGTCTGTCAGAAATACAGACACGGGATCGTCCTCGTCCACGTTGATCTCAAACGTGAACTCAGGCGCAAGGCTTTCGAGTTGTTTGCTGCCAACATCATCAGCGATGTAACCCTCCTCAAGATAGGTTGGGTTTTTATTGATGCTCAAACTGGTAATACCAGTGTTCATCAACGACCATGTTTCACCACCAGATGGAGTTGTCTCGTCTGGCGTTGTGTTCATAAAATGTTGGAGTTTTGATCTTTTAATAGCCATCGTTTAGTCCTTTCTAATTAGCTTGCGCTAAAGGCTTTGGAAGAAACATCGAATGTCCCAAAGGTTGCGTCGCCCATAACACCACAGGTAACAGAGTGCTTGAGTGTCTTCAACGCTTCGTCACCGATGGTTTCAACAGAAACAGAAACCTTGTACTTCTTTGCGGGGTAGGAAGTTCCAGTCGGGGTTTTCCAATATTGCACAGAAACAATGTCTGTTTCAACATCGGTCAAGGTTTTATCGTTCCATTCCAAACCAGTCAAGAACTTTGAAACTTCGTCAGCCGCATCCATGTTGATTTCAAACGTGAACTCAGGCGCAAGGCTTTCGAGTTGTTTGCTGCCGACCTCATCTGCGATATACCCTTCCTCAAGGTAGGTTGGGTTTTTGTTGATGCTCAGACTGGTGATACCAGTGTTCATCAAGTAGTAAGTTGCCGTGCTTGACGGCGTAGTGTTCATAAAATGTAACAGTTTTGAACGCTTGATTGCCATGTTGTTAAATCCTTTCGTAAGTAAGTCTGCAAGGCACTTCATAAGTGCTTACATCAGAATCCCCCTGGTCGAGCAAGTAACCCTGACCAAGAGCTTCAATTTCATAAACAGTTTCACCACTGCTCAACGTAGGATAGTTTTCCGCCTCGTTCTGAGCGTCAAGCCATTTCCCAAATTTCTCAAAAAAACCTTGTGTCTGCAATCTCGCCAGATCGTCAGCGTTTGAAGAATTGACCTGAAGCGCAAATGGGAACTCATACATTCCCCCTTTTGCTGGGTAACTGTATATTTGTTTATCGCCAGGCAACGGGAATATTCCGTAACTATCTGGTGTTTGTTCTAACCAGTTGACCAGAGGTGTCAGCCCCATTTCAGACAAAAGTGTGCATCCTGAAATGTAAGTCTGCAACGCCTGAATAATGGTTGTTCCTGTTTCTTCGATAGGTTCTTCAGGTTCTTCACTCATTATCCGCTTCCTCCACCAGCCATTGTCTTAGCCGTGTTTACAATTTGTTTCCCGTGTTGCGCTCTGACTTTCCTGAACCAATAATTGCCATGATGGATTTTCGGTAAGTTGCTTTTGTGCGCCCTGCGCCATCCGTAGTATTGCGGTCTCGTGTAAGGTCGCCCTTGCGCTCTCCACATAACCAGACCTGAGCCAATCCGCGTCAACCTGCGTCCTGATAAAAGCAGTTCGCCTGTGTCAACAGGGATATAATTCTCAGAGTAATAAAGCACTCTCGCATCTACAAACCTTTGAGCGCGGTTATATCTGGTGTTTCGCTGCCTTGCAAAATTAGGATCCCACTTGACCAGCATATCGCCGTTCCGCGTCTTAATGATTCTGTCCTGGGGTTGGGTAACATAGACGTTATCCATTACTTACCGCCAATCTGAACGTGCTGTAATGCGCCGTAGTCCTTCCAGTCCACAGTCCTGATCTGAATTGTGCGCGGATAGGCAGCAATCAAAGCCGTGGGTGTAAAGCTCGCACTCAACTCTTCGCTTGCTTCCCCGGGCACTAAGTAATCGCCGATCTTGAAAGTCAATTCCGCTGAGCGGTCTGTGCCATCCGATGTAACAAACGGCACATAGACAATCGCTTTGTCCGAATCAAGCAAACCTGATTTTTTGGTGTTAGCGACCTTTTGGGCTTGCCACATCACATCTGTCACCACCCTGCGTGTAAACACGTTTGCGGTGGTAGTTTTTGCGTACCAGGTCATTGTGTGCGGAAACTTAGACATCAAATCCTCTTATAGCGGTAACGGTTCAGAATATCCTTCTCGCTCATCAATAAAGTCCGTGCAGCGGATACGCCTTTGTCGGACTCACCCGATGATCCACCTGCGGTTTCGTAGGTTTCGGACCAGTCCCCGACACTCACCGACTGCAACCCTGACACAAAATCCTGTCGTCTCGCTTTCAGTTGCGCCTGATATAACCGTGCGGCTGATCGGTAACAAACGCCCTTGACATCTTCAGGGACACTGACATAGCCGTGGGTGTAAACGATCTCGATGTTTCGAGCACCAACTGTCCACACGCCATACTTGCGCCAGAGCACCCCGTTTTCAGCCAAAGCATAGTAAGTCGGGTCTAAGAGCACCCCATCCACTTTAACGCTTGTAATCGAAACAACAGGCAACTCAGGCAAAAACAATTTGGTCGATCCAGTGCCGTCAAGCTGGATAGTATCGTCTGAGACTTGCTCAATTTTCTGATTGCAATAATTTTGAATTACTGCAGTTGCCTCATCAATCGCCAGAAGTGCTTGCGCGTCATCTGGCAATATTGTTGTGCCTAAAAAGGTATTGATGTCGTCAATTGAGCAAAATCCCATCTGTCACCTACTTCGCTTTTCGTTTTGTGGTCTTCTTTGGCATTGCCTTGTCTTCAACAGGCAGTTCCATTTTGTCCTCGATCTCAGGGGCATACTCTTTGCCAATAAGTCTGTATGTCAGTCCTTGCCTGACGGCTTCGGACCGCCACATTTTGATGCCTTCGTACTCGCCAATCGGGACAATTACCATCACATCTTTTTCAACCATAAAGCACTTCCTCTCAGGGCAGAGGTGTAAAAGCCTCTGCCCTTATCAATCAACTAAGCCTAAGATGGACTGCCGCTTGCGGCGGTAGCGATCTCAACAAAGGACTTTGGTTTCAGCACACCGAAAGCCGCGCGAGCTTCAGCCAAAATTGCAACAAGGTTGCGGATGAAGAAATCCGCATGGCTATCGCTGACGCTGATAGTGACCTGCTGGCGATCCCACATCACAGCCTGTTTCCAGTTGCCCAAATAGGCAGTACCAGCGGTGAGATACTGTGACTCAACCACAGGAATCCGCCACATGGATTGCTGATAAGGCAGGTATGGTGCGGCAGCAAAGAGAGCCAACTCAACGGCTTCCCAATCAGCGGGTGCAATCACAAACGCGGTAGGACTGGCTTCCAAACCGTTTGTCGCCAAATTAGTGATGGCTTTGCGTGCGGTTGTCAGGATGTTAGTGCTGAAGTCCTGGGCGAGAATGCCCGTAGTTTCAGCTACACCAACAAAATCGGGAGTGGCTTGCCCAAACAGGATGTTGGTTTCGATCTCATCCATGAGAGAGTCGCGCAATTCCTGGTCAATAATTCCGCGCAATTGAGCTGCGTCAGCCAGAGCGCGTTTGGTTACAGGAATCCACACCGCAACGGTTTCCACGGGAGCAGTAACCTTCGCGAAAGTCATAGTGCCTTCGGGCTTGTAGCCGCCGCCAGAATTGAGGGTGACAGTGCTGGTATATTCCGTAGGGGAGCCCGCCGCAGTAGTGACCACAGTTGGGGCAGCAGCCGAAGTCGCTTCGGCGACACCAGCAGCCTGGGTAACCTGTGCAGTCTGGCGAACAAACTCAACCATATCGCTATTGGTACTACGGACGCTGATCAGGTCGCGCAACTTCAGCGGTTTGCGTCCCATAGGAACGTAAATGCCAGTGTCATCGTTCTGAATGAACGCACCAGCGGAGGTGTTGGAAAGGCCAGTGATGACGGCTTTCTTCTCAAACGGCATGTCAACCTGGAACGCAGGTGAATTGATGCCCTTCGCACTTTCGGGAATGTGCCCGTTAGGGGCAACCTGTTTCATCCAGGCTTTGTACGCTTTATTCTGAGCAAAGCGTTCGCCGAGACTGCCTTTTGCTTCCTCTTGGGTTTCTTCTTCTGCTTTGCCCTTTGCGGCAGCAGCCTGGAGTTCAGCAATCTTGCGTTCCAAAGCAACATCATCGAGACCTTGCTTCGCTTCCTCCACCATGTTCATGGACTTATTGCGTTCGTCCTCTGTCATGGGGCGACCCTCGAAGAGAGCCTTTTCAACAATCTCACGGGCATCGCCCAAAAGATTCATAAATTTTTCGTTATTCATTTTTTGCCTCCAAAGCAATTATGTCTAATAAGAATTTCACATCAGCCGGGTCAACGCCGCTCTCATTCCCGATTTCTTCTACGGTCTCTGATTCAGTTTTGACTTCCTGCTCCACTTCTGGCTCAGGCTTTTCGCCCTCGCTCTTAATGGCTAAAGTTTGAGTGTCGTTCCCTGCACCAATAAAGACAGGCGACACCTCGTACACACGCATCTTTTTCAATATGCGGACTTTCTTATTGTCTACAGTTCCGTCCTCTGATTCTTCAACTTGGAATCCATATGACCACTGTTGCAATTCACCAAGATTTTTCACAGTGAGGTAATGCTCACGCCCAACAACCGTGTCAAGGAAAAACTTTCCCTCGACCCAGGCTTTCTCTTCATCGTGGCGAATCACGCCCTTTCCAACGGGCAAAGCCCCCCAGTCGTGCCCCCAGGCTGAAATTTTTACTTTTTCTCCATCGCTGAATGCACTTCTTTTCGTCACATCTCCGTGTTTATCTATCACGTCGAATCGGCTGAAAATTGCCTTAAAGCTTCCTGTTTCATCAGAGTTCTCTTTGAACTCGACCTCAATATCAAATAATTTCTTTTCCATCTGATCAATTCCTTTCAATGTGACTCTGAGTAGCGAAGGCGGTTTGCCTCGCCAATCTTACGTTTGGTTTCCTCGGAATGTTTGCGCCCCGTCTGCGATTTAGACATGCGCTGTTTAGCTTCTTCTGTGTGTTTGTACCCTTTGTTAGCTTCGGATATTTTCCGTTTGGTTTCTTCTGAGCGGTGTTTGCCGAAGTTTAAGTTTTTCTCACCCATGTGTGAATCAGACATCTTTTGCCTGGTTTCCTCTGAGAAACATTTTCCGAATCTATGGTTACGTTCACCCATTTGTGCCTCTGATATTTTCCACCTGTGTTCTTCAGTAAAGGGGCGACCTTTCATTGCTTCACTTATTTTGCGCTTAGATTCTTTGGTGTGATTTTTCCCAAAGAAGTAATTGCCATCACCGCTCCGCACCTCTGAAAGTTTTTGCTTGTGTTCCTCGGTATGTTTAAGCCCCTGAAATGGTGCTAAGGCAACCCGAGCAATGTTGTAAGTCGGATTCAAGCCGTCTATGAGCACCTGCTCGTAATACAATGTCATGGATTTATCGCAATACAAAATAACCTCAAACAAGAAGTTGTCAGCACCATATTTATTCCAAGCGTTCTGAAGATGCACATTTCTATGGCAGTTGCTTTCCAGCGTATACCGATGATCTCTAAAACGCTTGGCAAGGCTCACCGAACTCCCAATATAGAAATCGCCCGTGACTGTGTTGGTTATTTTGTAAACTCCGCAGTTACTTGTCACAATTTCACCTCAATGGCGTGGTGTCTATAGGTTTTCGCACCCAAATAACCTTGCATTTACAGTTCGCGTTATCTTCAGCCTTGCCCTTGTAACTCCGTGGGTACTGAAGACCGTTCGAAAATACTTCTCGCTTCTCGATGAACTCACCGTTCATCTTCTCGTGTTCTGGGCGAGGGTTGTTGCTTCTTACTGTCCATATTTTTCCGATAACCGAATCAACCGCATCAGCGATCTTGGCTTCAACATAACTCTCGACCATCGCACGCCGATCCTCAGCAAGTTGCGCTGCTCTTGTTGCTAAGGCTGCAACAAACACTTCCTTGATCGCATCAACTGGATTTTCACCCTGCAAAGCCTTCTCAAGTTGATCGTAGGTGCTGGCGTTGATATATTCAGCCGCGATCCTTGCGTTTTCTTCTAACCAATTCTCCATCCACTCACGCTTGTACTCTGCGCCTAATTGCCCTGCAAAAGCATCGGCATAAGCCCAGGCGGTCTCTTGTGTGATCTTCAGAAAGTCCTCGGCAACTTCTCTGTCCCAACGTTCCTTATCCCAAAGGACATCGAGCCTGTCCATCTTTGCTTTTGGCAAAACGGCATCCCTCTGGCGTGTAAACACATTCACTAAAAGTTTGTGCCATTTCTCGCCATACTCTTTGTCCAGATCGGGATATTCTGGCAAGATTGACTCAGCCGATGCCTTAGTCTCTATCTCTGGCGTTTCGTCTTTGTTCTGTTGTTGTCGCATAACCATTTCAGGGGTTGCCATATTGAGAGGGGTAACCAGGGTGTCAGCCAGGGGGTTCTTCAAACGTGGAAGGTTCAGAATCGCACGACCTTCGTTTGGTGTCATGTAAGGAACGCCTACAGACTGCCGTAGTGACTCAAGCTGCATACTGAAATCAGACTGCAGTTTTTCGTCAATATTAAACTCGGTGTATGCGCCCTTCAAATCTTTGAACTCACTCAAATACTGCAAATCCCAATCGTCCTCAAGTCTGGCGCACATTGGACTAAGCACATCCATGTAAAGAGACTTATGCGACTCGGTAATGTTCGAGAACGTACTGCGATCTAAAATTCCGACCATTGGCGGAGGGATGTGATATGCTCTGGCACATTCTTCACGATTGAGTTTTCTGCTCTCGATATACTCTGTCTCTTTCGGGCTGAACGACATCGGTTTGAAAACCATGCCCTCTTCCAACAAAGCAGTCTTGCCGCTGTTGTCTTCACCTGCATACATTTCCTGCCATTGCTGACGGAAGTTGCGTGCCGCTACTTCACTCATTTCCTTTGCTTCCAGCGGTCTTTCGATCACACCAGAAATACGAGCGGCGTTTCGCCAGAAACCAGAACTGTACTTTGACTTTTCCCATTCTTCAGCCAGGACTTCGCGCAAGCCTTCAAGCGGTGACACGCCTATAGTCGAGTTTTCAGGATTATAAAAACGGAAGTGAATGATGTCTTCAGGTTTGTATTCTTTCTCGATATAGCCGATTTTGTACTTTGTTGGCACTAACTCGCCCTTTACGCTCATAAGCATATAAGGCACACGCTGAAGCGCGATGATCTCACCATCGCCGTTTCTGTGTTTGAGCAGATAACCATTACCACCGATCAGCATGTCTGCGACTGCCGATTCAACCAGTTGGAACTGTGTCACCTTAAACTTTGACGGCAACGGTTGTTTCAGGATTTGTACCGCCCTATGATCTCTCACCCGTTCTCTGTCATTATCTTCTTTTCGCGAGTAAACATGCAGCCCCAGGTGAGCGATATTTCGAGCCAGGAAATCAACGCAAATCCTCACATTCATGTGATTCTTGTACATTGCCAAATAATCAAAGGTGTAATCGGACCGCACCGATGAAAGCGTGACGTTGTTTGCGTTTGTCCACCAATTCGCTGGCATCGTTATTAGGTTAGTTTCTGAAATAATCGTTGTCATGGGACCGCCTGTATAAATTCGATTTCTTTGATGAAGATGATTGTTTCACCATCCAGTTTTTTCGCCCCATCAGGCGACAACCACTCTGCGTTTTTCAGAACGATGCAGTCGTTTGTTTTCTTCCAAACAACGCCCCTGAAATCCTTGCCAAACTTTGTGTTGACTATAACTGGTCTCAATTCTGCAAACCATCCGAACAAACTCATAACACCACCAATCCGCGGCGTTCATAAACAGAATCTTTACGCCCCGTAGAATTTCTGATCGCCCTGTCGGTTGCCATAATCGCTGCTACTATGCCGTCAATTTTCTGTCTGCTTTTCCTTTTATCGGGTTTGATATTCCCTGCAGGATCAGTCGTGACCATAACGTTATCCGCCATCCAACGCATTACGGGGTGGTTTCCATGTCTCACCCTGCCTTGTAAAATCAGTCGCTCAACTTCTTTTGTAGGCGGCGACATGCTCACATATCCCTGCCCAAACCCGACCAAAGTGAAGCCCATATTAGTAAGCGTTTGTGAAATCTGCGCTGCACCCCAACGGTCAAAAGCGATCTCTTTAATGTTGTAAAGTTCGCCTAATCGCTCAATTTCAGCAATGATGTATTCGTAGTCAATCACGTTTCCAGGAGTTGCAATCAAGTACCCCTGATCAGCCCAAGCCCTGTAAATATCGCGGTCAATGAATCCTGGATCAGTCAATTTTGACTCCGGACAAAACAAAGTCGGCAACCAGGTATGTAACTCTTCTTCACCGCTTTCATTTGGAAAATCCAGCACAAATGCGGCAATGTCAGAAACTGTCGCAAGGTCAAGACCGCCATAGCACTCTGACCCCTCAAGCAGTTTCATGTCAATCGGCTGCTCACCGCACTTGTCCCACGTCTGCATATCAAGCCAGCGCGTTTCTGCTGAAGTCCACATGTTGAGGTACAAACGCTTGAAAGTGTTTTGAAACTGCGGGCTTGAAAGAGCCTTTTCGTAATTCTTTCGCAAATAATCAATCTTGATTGAGTGTCCCAGACTCGGGTTGGCTTTCTTCCACGTCTCCTCGCTTGTCCAATCATCTTCTGGCGATGCCTCGTAAATAACAGGATAAAACCAATCTCTCTGTATTATGCCCTCAGCCACTTGCTTTGCCATCGAATAAGTCTCATAACAGATTGATTCACGGTCATAACCTGCCGTGCTGAAAGAAATCAGCAGCGGTTGGCGGCGCGCACCGAAACTGGTCTGGACAACATCGTAAAGGTCTCGGTTTTTCTGCGCATGTAACTCATCAAAAAAAGCGGCGTGTAAGTTGCCGCCATGCTTAGTGCCAGCATCCGATGAAACAACTTTGTAAACCGAAGCCCCCTGCTTAGCAACAATCGCATTGCGATAAGCACTAACCAACTCATCTAGTGCGGCGTTTTGCTTTACCATGAAACGAGCCGTGTCAAAAATCGCCCGTGCCTGGTCTCTATCTGCTGCTACAGAAATCAACTCTGCGCCAGGCTCGTTATCTACAATCAGCAGATAAAGTGCTATGGCAGCCCCAAGCGGTGACTTCCCGTTCTTCCTGGCCACGAAGACAAACGCCTCTCTGTAACGCCGATAACCTGTTTCCTTTTCTTTCCAACCGAAAAGGTTGCGCACAAATTCCTTTTCCCACTCCAAAAGCAAAAAAGGCTTGCCGCCTAACTCCCCTTTGACATGGGTAATGTAATTTTCAATAAAGTCGACCGCAACCTGTCCAGCCACGGGGTCAAATTCGTACTTACTGAGATCGCAATTCCAGGGGTCGTACTTCTTCATGCGTCTTCCCCTTCGACCTTTGCGCGTGCGGCTGCAAACAACGAGTCCGCCAAGCTTTTGTTTTTCTCTTCAGGGGAACGCGCCTTGACACGAGTACGCTCTGCTGGTGTCAGCCCAAACTGTCCAAGCATCAACTTCACCCGATTCCAAGCCTGATTCGCAATTCCAACGTTGGGGTGTTGGTAGACCGTGCCCTTCTCTGTGACAACAATCGTGCCAGACTCTTTCAAGTCCTTTCGAGCCTGGATCAGATCGCCATAAGCCATACAAAGCAGCTCAAATGCCTGGTGGTCGCCCTCGGTGTAGAGACCAGTCTCGACCAGCTTAGGCAGCATTTCTTTCCACAACCGCTTTCCGTAAAGGTTGAGCGTGGTCGGGGGCTTCGGTGGCTCTTCAGGCGCATCGAAGCGAGCCTGTGCATGATTCACACGGCTTTTCTTCAGCGTTCCCTGCGCTTCTTTCAGCGCATCTGGTAATGGCGTTCTACCTCGCACGCCTACCCCACCTTTCACCCTTTGCATGATGTTCGGCTTCATGGCACCTTCGGCAAAGTGCTTCCAGATTGTCGAAGTCGTCTGCCCCGCCATCGCGCTTTCGGATAATATGGTGCGCGATCTCACTCGGTGCACCACAACGTTCACAATTCGGATTACGGATCAAAAATATCTTTGAGGTCTTGCGCCATTTTTGACTTGTGTATTTGACATCACGAGGTCGCTCCAGGTCTTTTTTGTATTGTTTCTGGTGCACTTCGCAACGGCTTATCCCAGGCTCAGTCACAAGACTTGGACATCCTGGAACAACACATTGTCTCGGTGGTGCATAAGCCATATGCTATTCGCCACTCACCATTGCTTCAAACGAAAGAGCCAAACCCTGTCGTTTGGTCTCTGCCAGCATCGCCATCTGAGGAATCGAAGTCTCACTCATATCAAGCGTGATTCTGATTCCACCGTCAGCCAAAGTTTGTAATTTATAAACTACTGCATCAAATTTGATCGTTTCCAAACAGTCCTCGTCTTTACCAATAATCTCTTGTAAGTCCACAAACATTCACGCCCGCCGATGAAGTCAGTCACAAGTCTCATCGCCGCTCCCGTTCATCGCGTCAATGCGTTCTGTCAACTCTTTCACCTGCTTTTCGAGTTCACGAATGCGCTTATCACGGCACTTGACCGCGCTCGACAACTTATCCACTTGCGTCTGCAAGTCAGCGTTTTCCTGCTGCAAATTCACAATAAGTGCTTCCCTGTCTGATAATGCAGAACGCAAGCCTGACACTTGCGCCTCTAATACATCCACCTTCGCTGCTAACTCATCCGCCCGCTTATTGAGAGCGTTTAGCCTCGTTTCGTATGCGGTCGATAGCGTTGCTACACAGTCCGCCTGGATTTTCTTGCGGTTAGCAAGCGCATTCACAATAGCCGCGCCTAAGCCGCCTCCGCCCAGCACCGCTGCTATGATTGCGATCCAGACGTTCTCGCTCATCCGTTAGCGCCCTCGTAATCTTCAAGCGCATCAAACACGGCGATAAGGTTGTTCGGCTTGTCGGTTAGATCGTGGAGCAAATTTGACCCACCCCCTGCAACAATAGCAGTCAGAATTTGACCGATCAACGCATTCGGAATGAACGGAGCAAACAAGTTCACGCCGGTAAACCAAACGAACACGCCTGCCAAAATCCAGGCTGGATAAGCCAGCCAGAATTTATCCCAGCCGTACTTATCGAAAATCGGCGTGACTAACATTGCCACAAGCCGGTTAGCCAGTACCATCATTCCGATCACGATTCCAAGTAAAGTTACGTCAAATTCCATTCAAGCCTCCGAGTTAATAAATTCCTAATTCTGAAAACGGGATTTCGCGTTCGTCAATGATTGCTTGTTGGCGGTACTCCCGCTTTATGTCTGCAACCATGAAAACAAGCCACTCCGGCCACTTGGAACGGTCAAGCCCATATTCAGCCTGACACTTATCGCATAGATCAAAGTTGCTTGTTATAACCTTTCCGCAAACACAGCGTTTCGATTTCATAATTGTTCTCTATCTACTACAGCGACTTTTTCAGCACTTTTAGAAATTTCTTGTAGAATTTGCCCAATTCTGCGCTGTGTAAGCCCCACAATCGCGCCAACCTCTTCCTGCGTATGCCCAAACGCATACAGCACCGCAATGTGCCTGTCACGCGGACTTAGGCGTTTTAGCAGGCGTTCAAAGTCAATCTTGCGCTCAATGCTTTCCACGTCTTCGCTGTCAAACAGATCGTCTATTTCGTAACCTTCAATTTCCATTTCGTCTCCAAAGTTAAATAAAAAGACCCGAAGCCGCGCCACCATTTTCAGGTGATGCAACTCCGGGTTATGTTCCGCGTGAGTCACGCTTGTTTCGTGCTATTCAGTTGTTAGTTGTTATTCGTCTCTATGCGCCTTCAGGCTCGTTGTTACCTTGACGCTGTTGACTTGCCTTCTGGCAATATTGACCTCTATTGTGCCATATCCTTCCGGGCTGTCTGTGATCGCCCGAACCGCTGTGACGAGTATCCGCAAGGATTCCTCATCGAGCATAAAGTCGCTCAAGTTCATTCAGCCTCCAATGGCAGCCTCAGTTGCTTCTGCGCCTCTTGTATGCGCCGTTCTGCAATTTCCAGATATTCGGCATTCAGTTCTATACCGATGAAGTCCCGCCCCTCTAATACCGCCGCCATTCCAGTCGTGCCGGAGCCCATGAACGGGTCTAACACAACCCCACCCGTTGGCGTTTTAGTCAGACGTGCCAAGTAGCGCATAAGGGCAAGCGGCTTGACGGTGCTATGAAAATTAGTTGCTTGACTCCATTCGTCTGCGTTTCTTATTTTCAACAGCGTTTGTAATGCAACACTGCTTGCACCACGGGCTGATTCCAGACACCCGCTTGTAATAGTCAGTATCCACTTTCTTAAACTCACCACACTTTCGGCAAGGTTTCCACCATTCGCCATCTCGTAATTCGCACCCACTGTGTATTCGTTTGTGAGTGAGAGCGTCAATGAGTGTAAGATTTTCAATTCGATTATCTTGCTTATCGCCGTTAATGTGGTGGATAAAGAATCCTTCGGGCACAGCGCCGTGATGCTTTCGCCAGACTCTCCGATGTTGAAACTCACCGCTGCCAAATCTGACATAACCTTTCTTAGTAATTGAACCGCTACCGTACTCACGTCTTTCCATGATAGACCTCCGCTATTAGATTTATCATTATTATACTTGACTGTTAGATAACCGTCAAGCCCGCCATTTCTTTCACTTCTTGAACTTTTCGCACAGTAGAAAAATCGCGCGGCTGAACCGGAGTCGCCGTAGTGAGCACCACTTTTGTGCATATCAGGGTATGTGGCAAAGCCATATATTTTTGCATCGGCGTTTGATTTATCTGTATTCGCTGGCGTGTACCCGTTATTACTGCCCCCTTGTGGGAACAGCCCCGTCACCTCGTCCGAGCCGTCGTGAATGACATTCGCCGGAAAGCGACCTTTGCCGATGTCTATGATGCCACACGCACCATTTATTCCATTGCCATAAATGCCATTGCTTTCGCCTTTTGGCGGATTGCCTTTCTGAGTACCGCCTTCACTCCCCACCCGTCCCCCGTCAATCCACAAGCCAGCCACGCCCCACGTGAGCGCGTTGTTGACATACGTCCCATCAATCGGCTTCATCGCCACGCAAATCAACTCCATAGCAGGTTTCAACGCCGTGCCCCAGCCGTGCCAGAGTTGCGCGGCGGGTTCTGTTATGTCTGTTTGTGACTGGTGTTTGCCAGAATAGTCATTCGGTCTATAACCTTGTTCGTGTTGCAGTTTTGAATAACCCAAAGCGCCATTGCTGCTGTCACCCGTTCCATTCCAAGAAGCATTGCCAGTTTTGAGATACTTGTTGACACCCTTTTCGATGTTATAACTTTTAGGAAATCCGCTCCCATAAAGCCACGCCATCGAATCACGGACTTCCCATCCAGCGTCCTCAATCGCCACGACTAAGCGGTGGAACGTGCGAGTGCCGCCCATAGCGAGTAGCATCGCGCCTGGCTTGGCAACGCGCAGAGCTTGTTCCCAGAACGCAACTCCAGGAACGCCCCTGTCCCAATCTTTTCCCATAAATTCGAGCCCGTAAGGCGGGTCTGTCAGGATAGTGTCGACGCTATTCTCTGGCAGTTCAGCCATAACTTCCAAACAATCGCCTAAGTGCAATTCGACTTTCATTTATCCTCCAACGCCTTCCTGATAGTCTCAACCGCTTCACCCGACTTGACCGCCTTGCCGTCAAACGTCAACACGCGCCAACCCTGCAACACAGCTAAGTTCGCCTTTTCGTAGTCTCGCGCGATGCCCCGCCCGGTAGAGTGAGCGCCCTTCGTGTACGTTCCGCCATTCACTTCAACCAGCAACCTGTGCTCAAGCCAAGCGAAGTCGAACCGGAACTTGCGCCCCTTGATCGCCGGATATTCACGAATCGGCTCTGGCAAGCCCAACGCCTTGATCTGCAATGCCAGTTCTGCTTCAAGTGCGGATTTGCTCACTCATCACCTCGCAAACTTGCAAGGCACCGCACGAGCTAAACCAACCCTGCAAGCGCAACAACTATGAGCACAACGTCAAGAAGGGTCATTCGTCACCTCCGGTGTCCACTCGAACACAACATCCGCATTCTCGCCACTGTGCAATCGCCATGTCGTGCCGTCAAAAGATGGTACTAATCCTGACTCCCATAGCTTGACTGCGGGCGAAAAGTCGACTTTATATCCGATGTCGAAAAAGGTCGAAAAATACGCCCATGCCGAAGCCCTGACCGAAGTCCAGACCGAAGTCCAGACCAAATCCAAGACCGGAGCCCTAACCGAATCCCCGACCGAAGCCCCGACCGAAGCCCTGACCGAAGTCCAGACCGAATCCCCGACCGAAGCCCCGACCAAATTCCAGACCGAAGTCCAGACCAAATCCAAGACCGAAGTCCAGACCAAATCCCCGACCGAAGCCCCGACCGAATCCCAGACCGAAGTCCACTCTTTCAGCCAACCGATCTGTTCGCTCGTTGGCTTTTCAACCTTCGGCAGTTTAAGCAGATTGATAATCGGCTTGACAATCAGCGGCTCAACCACTGTCTTGAAGTCCAGTCGGTTTGCCCATTTCTGAGCCGCTTCGCTATCATCTCGCTTGCTATTGATTTGGTCAGTTACGAACCTCTTCGTTAGCGGATTGAATTCGTACTTATTGCACACATCCTCACGCAAGTTAAACTCTTTGCAGATATGCGAGTGACTGTCTGCATCATCCGCTTCGAGGTTTGCCTTGCGATATTCCCAGTCAAGAAAGTAATACTCCGCTGGGTGGTTGACTGGGTCTGTTACAAAACTAAAAAAATTACACATCCTGCACCTCCGAATCCTCTTTCCCGTACACAATTGTTTGCGTTTGTGTATCGTTAGACGACTTATCATCCTGCCGCTCGATGTCACTATGAGCGGTAAGTTGGTCAATTTTCCCCTCCAACTCTGCAATGCGCTTACGAAGTGCGACATCAATTGGAGTGGCAACATCGTTACATTCTTTGACAATCTCCCCTAACAAGCCTAAATCTACTGCCCTGTGGCTCGTCCTTGCGAGCCCCAATATTGCGGTTCGTGCCGCCTGATAGTCAGCATCATCGCAAACCAACGCACAAAAGTGAGCCGCTATTTGTGCCGCAATGAGCCGGTCAACTATCATGCCTTTGCTGCCGCACCAAAGGGGGAGACTGGAATAATCAAGGTCAGCACTTCGCAGGTCAGCACCTTCCAGGTCGGCATATTGCAGGTCGGCATATTGTAGGTTAGCACCTCGCATGTCAGCACATTTCAGGTCAGCACTTCGCAGGTCAGCACCTTCCAGGTCGGCATATTGCAGGTCGGCATATTGTAGGTTAGCCCGTTTGCCCGAATTATTGTCTTCAAGCCACAACCTATGCTGTTCCAACATTGTTTTCAACTCGTCTTTGTTCATCTCATCCCCCTAAAACGGATATTCTTCATCAACCGCCGCGCCATTTTCTTCGCCCTTCGGTGTCAAAAATCGCACGGTTTCCGCCGTTACCTCGTAACTTGCGCCCCACGTGCCATCCTTGCGCTGGAACACTTTTGGACTGCCACTTTCGTCTGGTCTCAAGCGACCCTCGACCAGCACCTTCGAGCCTTTGTGCAGGTATTGATTGCACGACTCCGCTTGCTTGCTCCAGACTGTCACGCGAAACCAGGTGGTCTCGTCTTTCTCGCCAAACTTGCGCGAAGTTGCTACGCTGAATGTCGTGACGGGATCGCCGCCTGGCGTGAACCTGAGTTCTGGGTCTCTGCCTAAATTGCCGATAATAATTATTTTTTGGTACATGTTTGCTCCTGTGTTTGATTATTGAATTGGCTGCCAGTCAGCAATATCAGACGGGGTAAAAGTCCACGCATCGCCGAATATTGACTTTGAGTATTGAGCGGTAAAAAGCCACTCATTTAGTTCGATTTTCGTATTTATGATCGCCACGTTCTCAATTGGGTCAACTGGAACGTGATTCTCAATGTAAGCCTTTTGACGTTCATATAGCGCGACGTCTGCTTTTGTTTCTATTGCCATTATTGGCAATAGAAACAGCATTAAGAACACAAGTATAAAGGCAGCTATACAAACCGGAATGCACCAGTCGTCGTGATTATTTCTCTCGTAAATCGCCGCCGCTGTTCCAATCAGCACTAATACTGCCAAAACAATATACCATCCGTAACCTGTCATTTCATTGCTCCTGTGTTTCTGATTGTTTTGATTTGTAATCCGGGCAACTCTCGCCATTGAACCATGCTGTCGGCGCGTGCCCTTGCTGACATTCGAATATGATCTCTTTTGGTTCCGACCCTCGTGGTACTGTGAACGAGGTTTTAAAATACTTGCAATCTGCGCAAATGTGAGAGGCGGTCATTGCTTCACCTGCTGGTATGCCTTGCGCCATTTGTCAGGACTATCAGGTATTTGTTTGCCTTCCTTGTATGGCTCATAACCCTTCACGCCTGAATAAATGGTGTCAACGTCAGCCTGGCTGAACTCATCGCTTGTGACATAGCCTTTCACAAACGCAAGCCACCAAGCCCGCTCATCGAACTTGTCAGCATCCATCCACCGAGTGGTAAGGTTGTTGCGCTGGATGATCTCAATCAGCTCAACTGGTTTCGGCAAAAATTGCGACCCACGAGTCAATGCGATTGTCGCTGCCTCTGCCAACACCATTCTCGGATGATGACCGAGTACTTGGTGATAAGCGCGTGCCCTTTCCACGTCTACCTGCTGTCCGTAAGCAGACGAGAGTCGTTTCATAACGAGCGTTGTTTCTGCGAGCGTGCTCATTTGTCCTCCGCGAATATAGGCGCACCGTCAAGAATTTCATCCAGTCCGGCGCTAAGTTGTTTCGTAGGCTTGTAACCGTTGTTGCGCTTTTCAATGTCGCCAAGTGTCCACTTCAATGCAGATGCCATCGTGGCAACCGTGTAGCGCTTTGCTCGCATACCTTCAAGCGCCTTGCGGTAATCGGCGGTCGTACCTCCAGCCTTGATGATTTCCTGAATAGCGTCAACTTCTTCCGGCGTGAATTGCGGATCATTGCCGGTTATGTCGTTATAGACATTCCCAAATTGAACAATTTCGTTGGGGGGTAAGGGGGGTAGAGTAGTATCTTTTAGATTAGATATAGAGTTATAGTTATATTGCTTGGTTTTTGCTTGAGCAGGTGCTTGAGCACGTGCTTGAGCAGGTGCTTGAGCAGGTGCTGTATCATCTGCTTCAGCACGTGCTTGAGCGCTTGCTCGTCCGCCTTTCTTACCGGCATATGTTTTTTTGCTTCGTAGTTCTTCAATCTCTTGCTTGCTTTTGTTATAGTCCAGATAATCGTGAATCATATAACCTCCAGGAACGCGATCCCACAATCCCGCTTTTACTAATGATTCGACCGCTTTTTTTGGTTGTCGCTGGAAGGCGTTGAAAGCAACTGTTTCGATGTCGGTGTCTGATATAAAGCCATCTGTCAGATACTCGTTACAAAAACCATTGCCAGCGATATAAAGAAATGCCGCGTCTCTTCCTGCAGACCTGATTTTCGGGTTAGTCCAAAAACTATAATCAGTGTTGGTGTACGCCATTTCGTCTCCTAAAACAATCCCATTTGCGGCGCTCTGTTCTCAAGCTCCAACTTCGCCGGCAAGTGAGCCTGTTCGATGATGCGCCTGCGCGCCCGAAGCTCTTCCTCGCGGCTCAATAACTCGTTCGCCACGTGCCAGCGTTCCTGCTCGTTTGCGATGATCCAGCGCCCCGCTTTTCCGGCGTGCGCTCCAATAGGCCACTTGTACGCTTTCACCAGCGTTTCGAGGATGTCGCGTACCTGGCGTTCACCGAGTCCGCACCGCTTCACCAGCGCTTCAAGCCTGACAGCGTTCTCTTCGCCGACATGCTCGCTCATACAAGCGGCAACCAGCCTGATGTCGGCTTCCTTGATTTCAGCAGATTTCAATCGGTAATAATCAGTGGGGTTCATTTTGCTCCTTTCTCAGAATATCTACGTTCAGCAGTCATTACAGCCTTCTCACTCACGCCTAACTTTTGCGCAATCCAGAACCGGCTTCTCTTTTCATGCCGCCACTCTGCAACAATCGGCAACTTGTCATCTGTCACGGCATAAGGCACAAACGCCGGTTTCGGTTTTGGCTTAGCAACTTCGCCGAATGGAATCGAGTAGTACTTCTCAATCCGCTTCCAGTTAGGCTCAAGCGATGATGTAACCAGCATCCCGGCAAACGTGTGGAAGTAAGGGTCGCGTTCCTGACCTTGCTCCCAGTTATTACATTCTTCGAACTGGAATCGGTACGCCTCGACCAGTGGTACGTCAACCGATTCACAAATACCGATGTCGGGGTTTTCGAATAGCCGGTTCCAGTGCTTACAGGTCAGGCAGTTCATGCTTTCCTCACACGCACACTTGGGTTGCCTTCCGTCCTGAATCGCGCGATTTCTGGGTGTGCCAGTGCGTAACCGTCCAGCGATTTGGTGTCCCAACTTACGCGCGGCTTGGACCAAACAAAGCTGTGATATGTGCCTTTGACCGTCCTGCCTGCTTGCAAAACTTCCGCCTTAATATCAGCTTCAAGCATTGATTTTTCTTGCAAAATTTGTTCAATTTTTGGGTCAAATTCTGCATCAATTTCTGCAAGTTTTTCTTTGATTTCTTGCGTCAAAACTTGATCAATTAGTGATTGTTTTTCTTGATTAATCAGGTCAATTCCTACACCTAAATCTGAATATTTTTCGATTTTTCCGTAAATGTCCATCTCAATCTTTCTGCCGGTGTACAACGCCCGCCGGCAGGCTCGCGGGAAAAGGAGGAGGAAACCCGCGCCTAAATTTCTTTGTTTGCGCGTGCTTTGAGAATGACACCGATAGCCTGTTTCTTTTCCAGATATTCGGCTCGTTTTTCGTCATCTAAGACGTTCTGCAAACCCTTGTTGATACCGAGAATCATCGCTTGCAACGTGCCGTTGGGGATTTCACCGTACTTCACGCCCTCGCTGTTTTCAATAGCCACAGCGCGCTCGATTGTCATGATGTCGTCATCGGATTTCGGCGCAGGCTTAGCCGTTCTAACTGGCTTGCTGACCGGCTTGCTTTCGTTGCCGTCGGTGTCCTCATCGGAGTACATACCTAAGATTCCGGCAATAGAGTAGCGTCTCAAATATGTTATGATTGAGCCAGCCACTTGAGCTGCGGACTTGCCTTTTTCATCATCGGCGTTCATGCTTAGTCTTGTGCTGATCCATTCGCCTGACTGGTGCATGAGTACGGTTTCAATGCCAACCTGGTCGCCTTCTGAATAAGGCAGTTGCGATACCGCTAAACCGTGTTTTCCGAGAACCGGTTTGGCGGTGTCTATTATTGAGCCTAAACTCGCGTACTCGTTTTTCAAAAACGGATTCTTCGAGTCAAACTTTGCAGCAGGCATTTCAACCTGTGCGCGGGATAGAGCGTCCGCCAGCTTTGCGATTGATTCTGATTTGTTCATCGTACCTGCTCCTTTTCTGTAATAAGATTTTCTTGCCAGTCGTTCCAGATTCGTGTCTTGATTTTTTCTAAATGCTGGATTTCATCTTCGATCTCATCCAGTTCAATTTTTGGCAGTGGTACATAATCGCACAATCTCAGGTGGCGACCCCACAACTCGTCAATTTTGCTTTCAACTCTCAACAACTCTGCAGGTTTGCCGTGCCAGTTAGGCTTTGGCCAATAAAATAAGTCTGGATCTCTGTCTGTTACGCCAATTCCGAGAACGGTCATCTTCCCCTCCGCTCACGTCTTGTCTCGATGATGCCGGTCACGACAGCGGCAATCATCATCGGTATGCAGATAATTCCTAATCCTACGAAAAACTCTGCTAACATTTCTGCTCCTCGTCTGGTAAATAAACTAAGCGGTACCCACCTGTACCTGAATGGAAACTCTTGTACTCGCCCGGATATTCATCTCGTTCCTCATAAAACGGACACTCTATTTTTCTGGTAGGTCTATTTTCGTACCAGTCTGTGCCCTCACCATCTTGCCACCATAAATCATGTTTCTCTACACAGTGCGGAGTTCCCGGAAAATACAACCCAGAATAACCGACCTCCTGTTCGTCAATGAACAAACCACAAGTAAAACAGGCTCGATTATCTGGATTGTGATAACACGTGTGCTGTTCGTGGTTACGAATACCCCACTCTGTAATCAATATCTTGTTGCAGTAAGAACACTTATAACGAATTACTTTTTCACTCATCGTTGCTCCTCTCTAAAATGGGATTGTTGGATCGTCTGCCATAGGATTCGGCTTGAATTCCTTCTGACAGCGTAAACAGGTGAACGTGCGTTGGTGTCGGCGCAACTTGCGCTCGCTCAAAACTACGTTCAGCGCGGTGATTTCATAACCGCAATGCGGACAAGGTGGATTGTGTGGGGTTGATTCGGAATCTTGCTTGATGAGGTACTGATCTGATCGGTCTTGCATTCTGCTCCTTTTCTAATCCAGAATTTTGCAATTAATCTAACTATGCTTATTATACGCCATTGCGAATTAATGTCAAGGGAATTCCTTGACCAATTTTGAATATTCGTCAAGGCTTCGCCAGTCGATAATTGGTGATTTTGACCCCCTGCCGGATATTTGCCCTCGCGTGCCCAAGATTTT